GGCGGGGTTATTACGTCAGTAACTCCTACAAACTTTGGTCAATACACTGTTCTTCCTTCAACCCCTGCGTCAGTTACAGGTGGCACAGGATCAGGCGCAACATTAAACCTTACATGGGGTATTGGTTCAAACCCATCATTCGCCATCACCAACGCAGGTAGCGGCTACGTAGAACAACCAACAGTTACCTTCTCAGGTGGTGGTGGCTCTGGTGCTGCTGCTTATGCTACTGTGGGGTCTGGAACTGTTGTTAAGAGTCTTGGTCAAAATATGGACTTCACTACCCCTAACGGTATTGGTTTCCGTGTTTACGATGGTGGCGGCACAAGCCCAACTGGGTATTGGAGCGCAGGTTCTGGTACTTCAAACCCATATTTGTGGGCTAGAGGTGGAACAAACACCATTGGTCGTATTACTTCAAGCGGTACAGGCAACTTGGAGTTTCAAACCAACTCAGGATCGCAAACGCAACTCACTGTAGCCCACACAGCCTCTGCTGTGAACTACGTACAGGTTACTGGGGCGGCTACTGGTTCAAGCCCAATTATTTCTGCTCAAGGTAGTGACACAAACACAGGTCTTGTTGTTCGTTCAAAAGGCACTGGTGTTTTGTATTTGGAAACAGTTGGGGCGGCAGATGTACGTTTGCAACCACGAGGCATCCGTTCTTTTTCAGTTAATGGAGTTACAAGCGGCGTTAATTTTGGCTACGTAACAGGCTCTGTCGCAGGCTCTGCACCAATTTTTGGTGTTGATGGCACAGACACAAACATTGACCTAACCCTGACACCAAAGGGAACAGGACAAACCAAATCAAAAGTGTTCAATGCTACAAATGGCATTATTGCAAACGCGCAAACAGTTTCTGCTGACTACACCATTGCCAGCGGCGATAATGCAATGTCTGCCGGGCCGGTTTCCGTGGCCAGTGGTATCACCGTAACAGTTTCAACAGGTTCAGTTTGGACCGTGATTTAAGGACGCTATGCAGCTCGAATTAACTAAAGAAGAAATCGACTTCATCCAACAAGTGTTGGGTGAGTTACCCAGCAAAACAGGCGCTTTTATGGTGATGAACAACATCGCACGCCAAGTTCAGGCCCAACAAGGCCCCCAAACCGTACCAGCCCCACAGGAGTAAAGCATGTCATTCACATGGACCGTAAACAGCCTTCAAGTCATGAACAGCCCAGAGCCACAAACCGTGGCTGAAGCAAAATACAAGGCTGCTTTAAACGTGTCTGCCGTAGTTGCCGCACGAACTGGGGCAACGCCAAAATTATGGGTAGCGGTCAAAACTTCGCCAAGAAACGAAGTGCACATTGATTGGGTGTTGGCCATGAGGGTTCCTTACGCAAAAGAAGCCGTTTCGGCTCCGGCAAATGTAGGCATTTTCTTTAGGGTGACGTGTGCAGAACGATGAACCAACTCACCCTCAAACCAGTATTCGACCCAAGAGGTCAATTCATTTTCATTGTCAACAGAACCTTCACGCTTTTCCAGCAATGAATCGTCCATTTCGCCTTTGGTTGTCGTGACTAGCATTAAGCCATCCTTATGATTGCAGAGGTGTTTGTCGCAGCTGGGAACTGCACAGTAAAAGTTGTGGTCGAGGTCTTGTCTGCACCAAAGTCCAGCACACAGACAGAAGCAAGTGTGGTTGCGTCGTAAACCAGCGCGCCACGAGCGGTCAATGCTGAAGTCCAGGTCACGTTGGCAAACGACATGTAGACAGTCGCAACCCCAGTCTGGTTACCAATAGTGGGTACCTGAGAGATTGTCAGCGCTTCGCCACCAGCCGTGTAGCCTGTGGCCACAACTTCACCATCTGTGGTGTAAGCCGTTGTGTCTGGGCCGATTGAGGCCGCGCCTGTGTATAGGGCGATCTTGAATGAGCCAGCAGCTAAGTCGTAGCTACCGTCCATCATCCCGATCTTGAACGTGTTAGTCGCGCTTTGTGCGATTGTCATTGGACTACCTTGAGTTTCACTTGGCCGTCACGGTACGCGTCGCCGCGCTCCAGACCATCACCCAGACGTTTAGCCAAATCAAGCGCTTCTTTGTACTTGGTGTTGTACGCAAGAGCCATATCTGCCTCACCCTTCATATAGGTGTATGCCTCAACCAAAGTGCCGTACAACAACACAGAGTCAAAGTTGTCGCCCAACCAAGTCGTACCCGCAGTCACAATGGACTCTGGGTAGAAATAGTAATGGAGCTCGACTACGTACCCTGCATCTGGTGTTGGGCCAAGAATCAATGACAGCTCATTTGTCAGCACTGGGTCTGGTGAAGGAGGCACTGTAGTGGTTGTTGGGCCAAAGATGGCGTAATACTTAGGGAACGCGGTGTCCGTTGGCTTTGGGTATGCCTGACGGATGAAGTTCACATCTTTGTTCAACAAGTACTCGTAGTTGCCGTCAGTATCGACCACCGCTAGCGAATACGCTGACAAGAAATCATTCGGGCAAGAGATGTACTTGTTGCCTGACGTAGTGGCCCCTGTTACGTTCTTACGCAACGAAGGGAACTGCACAGAGTTGTAGATGCGCTGCTCCGCCTGCTTGATGAACGTGTTCATGTCAGCAGTGGGAAATGTGTTCTCCGTATAGTCGGAGACGGCAGTTACAAGCTCTGTGTAGTTCATGTCTTAGGCCATTGGTCCACGGGCCATCAAGCCCTTAGTTGCTGCGCCGGTACCACGGATTTTGATACCCGAAGTTTTGACATCATCAGCACCGGGGTCGCCAGCACTCACGCGCATTGCGGGTGTACGTGGGTTAACTTGCTTGGCAGACAATGTGTTTGGGTCTGTCTTCTTTGTAGCCTTGAGCGGTTTGCCGTTCATTGTGTGAGGCTTGGCATAGACGCTGGCAGAACCAACTTCTTTGCCCATCATTTTTTTGCTGAATGTAGCCATGATTAACCTCGCTTTTGGTTAGCAACTTTGGCCATGCCACGACCGAGTTTCATCATCTCGTCGTTGGTCTTGCCGCCTTTAGCAGTACCTTTACCGCCTTTGCCTTTTTGTGCAGCTGCCGTAGGGCCGCTATCACCAAGATTCTTGCCTTCGGTCTTACCTTTTTGGGTAACACCATCTGCTGCTTTTTTAAACGCCATGTTCAACTCCTGTTAGAACCCAAATATCCGGGTTCGATTTTAGTTCACAGTCACGCTGACTGTACCAATTTCCACGGCCAACGACAAGTAATTTGGCGTTAGAACCGAATCAAAGCTTGATGCACCACCAACAGGGTTCCAACCCCACTGAATGTTTCTGCTACCTTCGCCAATAAAACCAGCCGCAAGTTCATCTGTGCTGCCGGTCAAGCTAACCTGCAAGCCGTTCAATCCAGATGCAACGTAACTAGTATCTGGACGTGGGTCGCGCACTGCTTGCGGGTCGTTCACAGGGTACATGCCGATCTGCAGCTGTGGCTGATCTGGTTCCCAGCATTCTGGGCAAACCTTGATGCTCACTTGCTTGGTTTTGATCGTGAGTTTGCGCAGCTCTTTGAGCTTGTAGCGCTGACCACAACGGTCGCACTCAGCAATTGAATATTTGCCTGATGCAAAACGGTTTGCCATTTACATCACCATCAAGAGTACATCATGTTGCGTGGCACATAACGGTCTGCCGCCTTGTCGCGGTCTTCCGTGGATGCCAACAGCCACTGCTCCTCGTACTCAGACTTCAGCCAAGGCATGCGAGCCTGAGCTTCTGGAAGCTTCTGAGACAAGTAGAACGCCAAGCCAGCCACCATGCAGTTCAGCAAACGGAATGGAATGTCCTGAATATTCACGCCACCACCAGCATCTTGGATGCGGCGCATACGGTAATACACAAACGTGTACTGGTTGCCCGGCGCGCTTGGCGTTGGATAGACGTTGATTGACGACAGGTTGGCTACGACGATCGCATCGCCAGAAGTGTGAGCGGCAGCTGTGGTGTTGTTCTGACCACGGAAGCAGTTCAAAAGCTGGTTGCCAGACACGTTTTGATACGCAATAGTCTCTGTGCCAATGTTGATGAAGCCAGCGGTCGCTAGGACGCTTGCATCAGAAACTGTGATCGTGGTATCAGTGCTTGTAATTGAGGCTGCCAGAGTGGCTGTGGTCGTGTTTGTCACGCCTGTTTGGCGGTTGATCCACACCTGAACTGGTCGGCCGGTGGCATTCTTGTTTGGAATGCTCATGTACGTTGGTTCGGAGATGCGAGTTACCGTCACGTCGCTTTGCGTCTCACCAGAACCTGTGCGGGTTACGGTGTCCAACAAGTCGATCGTGTCAGATGGGATAGCGTAGATAGCCTGACCCGTCTGCATTGTGATCTGGCCCTGCTCAATCGTCCACAGGTTGATGCCACGGTTGGCCCATTCAATCGTCAAAAGGTTCAACGAACGACGGGCTGTGCGCATCTCATATCCGGTGCGCAGCTCTTGACCGCAACGCTCAAACGCGTCTTCAATCAGCTCGGACAAGTCCAAGTTGAATACTGTTTTACCGGATGTGACTGCCATGATTAACCTTTAGAAGCACGCATATTGTCGACCAAATTTGGATATGGACGACCAGCTTTTTTAGCCATTGCCTTAGCTTTGGCCTTCTTTACAGGGCTCAGCTTCTTGGGCGCACCCAATTTGCTTGGCCGTGGCTTAGACCAGACCTCACCGCCCTTGGCGTATTCTGTGAAGTCTGTGTCATCACGACGTGCTTTACGCACGCCGCTTGGCATCTTGCTAGGGGCAACGGCACCCATGCCACGACTCGGGCGCATTAGCACAGCTTCCCGCGTGTTTTGCCTTTAGTGGCAATGCCGTCAGCGCGACGCGAAGCAGAAGATACAGAACCACCGCGCTTCATGCCTTGACCGGCAACAGCTTGAGTACCTGCGGCTTGAGAAGCGGCGGCAGCTTTGGCCTCTTCTTCCTCTCGTTTTTTCTTGTCATCCATGTACAGCTTGCCAGCAACACTTGTGCCGCCAACAGCGTTTTCAAGAGCCTCTTTTGGGCTATCGCCAGCTAAAAGGCCAAAGGCCATTGGTTTGAATCCCATGATGCTTCCTTAACAAAATTTACCGCGTGTCTTGCCCTTAGTGGCGATTCCGTCTGCACGAGAAGATGCTGTGCCACCTTTGGCCATCTTCTTCATTGGCTTTTGCTCGCCGGGTTCTGGACTTGGCATGGCTTTGTCATAAGCTGCGCCAGATTTTTGGATCAACTCTTCTTCAGACATGTCTTCGATGCGTTTGATTTTTGTAGCCATGATGTGCTCCTTACTTCTTCTTGGACATGCCGCCGCCACACATGGCGATCATCTTGCCCTTGGTCTTACCCTTGGTCTCGACGCCACCGCCCTTGGCCATACTAGCGTGAGCCTTGGAAGCTGGAGCTGCTGCGTGCGCCTTCAATGAAGAAGAGATGCCACCCTTAGCCATTTTGTGTACGCCTTCTGCCTTCTCAGCAGCTTTGTACATCTTGGGGCTAATAGCCTTGATCTTCATTTCTTTGGCTTCTTCAGCCTTAGTTTCTTTGCCCATAAATGGAGGGAGTTTTTTCGTAGCCATGGTTTCACCACCTTTTGAAAATTGAGTTTTGTTACCGGATTGTCGCGTAGGTTTTGTTTCTACGCTATCTTTTTTGAACTTCATGCCGATGCTGGCCTCGCTGAAATCCTTGGCCACCTTAGATGGTATGCCTACCTTTTTGGCAAATGCAGGATTGTGCGCAGCTGCATCCATCAAACGTTTTTGAGCTTCACTTTTGGCCAGCATGCTTGTTCTCCATAAGGCGGTCCAGTTTTTCATCC